ATTGGTTTCGGATCGCAAAATTTTTCTAGGCATTTCGGCCACAATGTTCTTACAGATCTCACTACATGAGACTAATGAGACAAGAACTATGAAAAAGCTAGTAAAAATGCGGTATTATACCACGAATAACTATTTACGCTATTGTAAGAAGTGTAAGCATTTACATTTTTTATATGCCTCTAATAACCAGAAAAGAAGCAGCAGAAAAAATGGGTGTAACTATCCAGGCTGTTTATGGTGCAATTAAAGAAGGCCGTCTTACGGCTATGCAGGATGACAAAGGAAAGATAGTAATTAACAGTGATACATTAGAAAAAGAATGGTATAGCAAATCAGCCTTTAAAAGAGTAAGAACAAAGTCAAAAGACAGTAATGTAGTTGTCCATAGATCCCGACTTAGTAAAACAGATGAATCAATACCAGAATATGAAGAAAGTAAAGCTAGAACAGAGCATCTTAAAGCAGAATTATTAGAATTAGAACGCAAGATAAAAGAAAAAGAGCTTGTGCCTATGGGTGATGTAGAAAATAAATGGTGCGATATTATTACAAATGCTCGAAATAAATTATTAGGTATACCTGCTAAAGCAAAGCAACGCATCCCAGATTTAGATACAAATGCAGTTTCTTGTCTTGATGACATAGTTCGTGAGGCTTTAGAGGAGTTATCAATAGCATGAATAACCTCGCAAAACTAGAAAAAAAGGCATATTTAGCGTTTAAACCGCCAAAAAAGCTCAGTTTAAGTGAATGGGCAGATAATTATGCTTATTTATCTGCTGAAAGTAGTGCAGAGGGTGGTAGATGGAAAACTTTGCCCTATCAGAAGGGAATTATGGATGCAATTACAAATCCAGACGTAGAACAAGTTACATTAATGAAATCTGCAAGGGTTGGATATTCTAAAATTCTAAATCATCTTATTGCATATCATATACACCAAGATCCCTGTCCTATTATGGTTTGTCAGCCTACTTTAGACGATTGTCAATCTTACTCTAAGGAAGAAATACAGCCTATGTTAAGGGACACTCCATGTTTGCATGGCTTGGTTAGTGATCCTAAATCTAAGGATGGAAATAATACACTGTTACAGAAAAATTTCCCAGGAGGTACATTATCTTTAGTTGGAGCTAATAGTGCTAGAGGTTTTCGTAGGGTAAGTAGGCGAGTAGTTTTATTCGATGAGGTTGATGGTTACCCTGCATCTGCTGGAACAGAAGGAGATCAAATCAAGTTGGGTATCAGAAGGACAGAATATTATTGGAATAGAAAAATAGTGGCTGGATCGACTCCAACTATCAAGGATTTTTCTCGAATAGAGAGAATGTTTTTACAAACGTCACAAATGCGTTATTACGTTCCTTGTCCAGAGTGTAATCATATGCAATATCTAAAGTGGCCTAATATGAGATGGAGAGATAATGATCCTGATACTGTTGCATATGCGTGTGAAAGTTGTGGTTGTTTAATACCTCATACTAAAAAAAGATGGATGGTTGAGAGAGGAGAGTGGAGGCCAACAGCACCTGGTAATAAAAAGCATCTAGGATTTCACATATGGGCGGCATATTCATATTCACCTAATGCAAGTTGGTCTAATTTAGTAGAAGAATTCTTACAAAGTAAAGATGATCCCGAACAATTAAAAACGTGGATAAATACTATTCTTGGTGAAGTCTGGGAAGAATCAGCGGCATCTAAGGTTAGTGCTGATGGATTAATGGAAAGAGCGGGTGCTGAAACTTATAAGCAAGGTATTCCTCCCAAAGAAGTTCTCACTTTGTGTCTCGGATGCGATGTTCAAGACGATAGGCTTTCTATGAGCTTATGGGGTCTAGGACGTAATGAGGAGATGTATTTAATAGATAGAAAAGTAATTTATGGCAGTCCAGCAAGAGCAGATCTTTGGAAACAGATGGATGAGGTGCTTATGAGTGAATATATAAATGAAGATGGGAAAAAGATGAAGATTGATAGTGCTGCTATAGATACAGGTGGACACTTTACTCAAGAGGTTTATCAATATGTTAGAGAAAGAGGTCAGCTCGGGCTAATTGGAATTAAGGGTATGGGTCAGAAAGGAAAACCTCCGTTAGGTAGACCAAGTAAAGTAGATATTAATTTTTCGGGTAAAGCACTAAAACGTGGTGTGCAATTATTTCCTGTTGGTGTTGATGTAATAAAATCAACCTTACATAACCGATTAAAAGATGCAGAACCTGGAGAAGGATATATTCATTTTTATCCAACTATAACTAATGATTATTTTCAAGAGTTAACAGCGGAAAGGCAGGTCTTAAGATATAAACATGGATATCAAGAAAGGATATGGGTTAAGAAAAGCGATGCTCGCAATGAGGCATTAGATGAATTTGTGTATGCTTATGCAGCATGGCAAAGATTATTACAAAAATATGACAGAAGAACAATTTTTGATCAGTTAGAAAAAAGATTAAATCCTGACGAACCTAAAAAGGATAGTAAGCTATCATTAAAACGTACTAACTCGACTAATAAGTCGAATTTTGTCGCAAATTGGTAAAAAACATGACTTTTCCCTCGGAAATAAGAGCAGGTGATTTAATTCAATGGAGATTAGCTGCCACTCAAGATGTTTTTGGAAATAGTATTAGTAGTCCAGAATGGTCTGTTATCTATTATTTAAGAACAAAAATAGGTCCACAAGCAGCAACTGTAAATAGCACTGTATTTAATGATGGTTTTCAATTTTCAATTGCAAGTAATGTTACTGAAAATTTTTCAAAGGGTAGTTGGTTTTACCAAGCTGTAGCTAATAAGTCAGGAGCGGAAAAACAAACAATAGCTACAGGTGCTTTTGAGGTTTTAGAATCTCTTGCTTATACAGGATCAACACCATCAGCATTCGATGGCAGAAGTCAAGTAGAGAAAGATTTAGAAACTATACAAACTGCGATTAGAAATATTATCAGTGGTGGTGTAGTACAAGAATATAAAATAGGTACAAGAACAGCAAAAAAATATGAATTATCTGAATTAATAATGTTAGAAAGCAGATATAAAGCTGAGTTAATCAGAGAGAAACAAGCAGAATTAATAGCTAATGGTCTTGGCAATCCAAGAGCTACATTTGTACGTTTTGGAGCATCTTACTAATGGGAATAAGAAGCAACATTACTAATGCTGTAAAAAAAGTATTAGGTTTTGGAGAAAAAGCAAATCCTCTTAAAAATATTAGAGCTTATCAAGGTGCATTAGTTTCGAGGCTTACTTCTGATTGGATGGCAAGTCAGCTTAGTGCTGATGCTGAAATTAGAAATAGTCTTAGAAAACTTAGAGATAGATCTAGAGAACTTGTAAGAAATAATCCTTATGCTAGACAGGCAAAAAGAACAACACAAATAAATATGGTTGGAACAGGAATGAAGTTTCAATCTCGTGTTCTGCAATCTAAAACAGGTAGAAGAGCAAAAACAATAAATGATCTTATAGAACGAAAATGGGCAGAATGGTCATCACCTAGTAGTTGTGACTGTGCAGGCAGATATGGTTTTCATGAATTTGAGTGGTTAGCCGCTGGTGCTTTATGTGAGTCAGGAGAAGCAATATTTAGAATTGTTAGACAACAGTTTGGTAATTCAAAAGTTCCTCTAGCTCTACAGTTAATTGAATCAGATATGTTAGATGAAGAATATACAGGTAAAACATTAAAAGTAAAAAACGAATGGCGAAACGGAGTGGAGATTGATGAGTGGGGTAGACCACAACGATATGCCATTCTTACTAAACATCCAGGAGATGCTTATTACTTAGATTATTCAAATAATCAAAAATTACACATATTTATTTCTGCTGAAGATATTATTCATCTGTATCTACCAGAAAGACCTGGTCAGAATAGAGGAGTGCCTTGGTTTCATAGCGTGATGGCAGATATGCATCAGTTGCAGGGTTATGAAGAAGCCGCAGTAATTCGAGCTCGAGCTGGAGCGAGCATAATGGGCTTTGTGGAAAATGACCAAGGAGAGTTAATAGGAGATGATGTTGTTAATGGTCAAAGAATACAATCATTTGAGCCAGGCACATTTAGATATTTAATGCCAAATGAAAAAGTAACTATACCTGATATTGATTATCCATCTCAACAGTATGAGATGTTTGTGAAAAATAAAATAAGACGTTTTGCTACAGGATTAGGATGTAGCTTTGAAACTATTAGTAAAGACTTCAGTGAGACTAATTATTCAAGTTCTAGATTAAGTTTGTTAGAAGATAGGGAACATTGGAAATTCTGTCAAAAATATCTTATAAACAATCTTCACCTAAGAGTGTTTAAAGAATGGATGAAACTTGCTGTTTTAGTAGGAGAGTTAGATTTTGAGGATTATGCGATAAGGCCAGAAAGATATATGAAACCAAGATGGACACCTCCAGCACAACATTATGTTGATCCTCTCAAAGAAATAAAAGCATTTAGAGAGGCAGAGCAAGCAGGTTATATGAGTAAATCACAAGTTATAGCTCAGACTAATGGTGGTGATTATGACGATATTATTTCAGAAATAGCTCGAGAACAGGAAACCGCTAAAGACTTAGGAGTTACATTAGATAAAGATCTTGACTTAGAGGTTGAGGTAGGTCAGTTAGAACTTGACTTGCCTACAATACCACCAACAAGAGCAAAGAAAACACGCAAAAAAACTAAGTAATCATGGCAAATGTAAGCGGAACTGAGATTAATTTAACTCCTACAGAGGGAATGAAATCTGCTGCACGAAAGTATAAAAAATGGAAAGAAGAAGGAAGGAAAGGTGGCACACAAGTAGCCGCAGTAAGAGCATCACAGATTATTAGTGGAAGAGAACTTTCAGCGGATGTTGTTGTAAGAATGTTTAGTTTTTTTAGCAGGCATGAAGTTGACAAAAAAGCAGAAGGTTTTAGTCCTGGAGAAAAAGGATATCCAAGCCCAGGGGCTGTCGCATGGCACGCTTGGGGGGGGAACGCAGGTTTCAGTTGGAGTCGAGGTAAAGCAGCGGCTATTAAAAAAGCTAGAGAAAGAGCAGAACCTATAGAACTTGCAAGACCATATCCAAA